TAACGGTAACAATTTTATTTGTTTTAGAATCATTTGTAAGTTTTGCAAAGATATGACCTTCGTTATCTGAATAGAAATAATCACTGTCGATAATACCTACGAGATTATCTAGCTGTAAACGATATTTGAATCCTAATCCGCTTCTCGGATAACATTTCAGCACCCAATCAGTATTCATTCCACATCTGATTCCAGTAGGAATTTTAATAGTTTCACCAGGCTTTAAAGTGAATGTCAGAGGACTTACAAAGTCATATCCTGCACTGCCTTTTGTTGCTCTTTTGGGTAGTGTAATTGCTCCATAAATACTCTCAATCTCACGTCTGGTTGATGTATCTAATTCAGGAATATCAAATGTATCAAGCCAATCTTTTTCAAACTGTCCGTATGTAACTTTTTCAAATTTTGCGACTCTTTTTGCCATATTAATAATCTCCTTTGTGTATGTAATTTGTTATAATTATTTTATTAATGAACTTGTATTAAGACCACGCTCAGCAAGATATTGAATAGCTTTATCACTGTCGTAGAAGTTCATAAGCATTTTTATTGAAGGTTGATATTCTTTCCAAGTTGTTGTAATTTCTATATTCAAATCTTCTTTCCATTGTTTTACATTGAAAAATAAATTATTCCAAAAGAATAACTTCAATCCTTTTCTCTTTTTAATAATTTCAAACGGAAGAATAGGATATACATTTTTAATTTTGAGAATTTCTTCTTCCGCATTATCCCAATTAACTTTAATTATATTTTCATTTGGATGACTTTCACATATCTTACGTGCGTACAAATTTATATGAAATGGCTTAATAGAATTGATACACACTTCTGTTGTTGGTATATAATATTTAAGCATAAATTTATATCTCCAATAAATATTTTATGTAGTGATCCCAATTCATTTCTAACTGCATATACACATCTATTTTTACAGATTTCTTATCAAAATCACCAATCAAAGGAGCAATTAGAATCTCCCATTCGCATTTACACCAATAATAATACATAGTTGATAATTTAACTTTTTCTCTAAATTCTTCCAGTGTGTAATCGTCTCTGCGATTTAATAATTCGACAATTTCCTGTTTGTAACTGATATGATTAAAGATATTAAATACTTTTATTTTTCTTTTATTTATATCAGGAACAAATACATTCCATTCTAAATCAACACTATTTTTAATATTCCTCATAATATGTTTCTCCGTTTATTTGCGGATATTTTTGTTCTGCATTGTGTATTCTTTTAAGAGCAATTGAACGATTATCAAAGACATTTTCATCAATCTCATTGAATCCTAGTAAGTATGCACGTTTGTCTTTCTTGTCTACGCCACAGAACCAATTATCCATAACAGTTCTTACAACTAAATCGCACAAATCATATGTGCCTGTTTCTGGGAATATTCGTGTGTAATACACGATATCTCCTTTATCAATAGTCTTCATTTTCTGATACTTCCTCAAAAATATCTTTCATATTACTCATAAATTTGTTATATGCTTTTACTACTTTTTTGTAGAGTTTATTATTACCTCTATCATCTGGATTATAGAATGGTGCGAATAATGTTCCATTTGCATATCGTACATTTGTTGATACGAAATAATCTTCTTTATCTACGGTAAGATTAAGAATGATTTCCTCTGTGTATAACGATTTGTTTAGTATATATTGAGTTGGGGTTACTCTGAAATTATTAGATACAAAATCTCTATCTCTAATTGGTTGTTTTACACGATATGTTTTGGGTTCTACCATAAGAATTTTCTCCTTTTGTACGGGAGTCAATTAAGACTCCCATAATACTATTTGTTTTTGTTTCAATGTTTCTTGTACATTAATAACTCTCTGGTTAGATGAGCCTCTCCAATGTAGAGATATATCTCTGAGTTCATCGACATATCTTCCATCTATAAGTACATTACATTTACTAACTAATTCTTTACGCATTTGTAGCATTTTAAGTTGTTCAGAGTTAATATCGGTTATAACTGGATGCATAATCTGTTCCCATGTATATCCTGTGTATAACCAGATATTTTTAGTGGGATATGAAACTCGAATTTCATCCACGATTTTCAGAACATTTTGTACATTTTGGGGGTGTAAAGGATCACCGCCACTGAATGTAATTCCACTAATATAGTCTTTTTTTAACTCATTTAGTATTTCATTCATTGCATTTTTATCAAATGGAATCCCACTTTGGGGACTCCACGTTTGCTGATTTTGACAATTTGTACAATGATGTTCACAACCTGCCACCCATAATACAATTCTTAATCCATCACCATTGTTTTGATCTGGATATGTTATATTATGATAATTCATATTACATACTCACCCTGTCTTTAATTTCTGCATTTTTTGCTTCATTATATCTTGTTTCCCCGTGTACTCTTGTGAATCCTAAATAACCATTCATTCGATCAATTTTAGTAATCATTTTACTTCCACACTTAGGGCATACATCCATTTCAACTTGTTGATAACCGCAATCTTCACAATAGCACATAGCAAGATTTACACCTTCATAGAAGCCTTTATCCATTGCTCTTAACACCAATGTCTTAATAGCTTCTTTATTATATCCAAGATTATATCTGCAATATTGAATTTTTCCACCATTAAAATAATTCCAGAACCTTCCTTCTTTATCTTGCTTTTCAATCGGGTTCATATCTTCTGATACATGACAATGAAAGCTATTGCTTACATATTCTTTATCTGATACATTTTCTACAATTCCATAAATCTTACGGAACTGTTTAATTTGTAATCCGCATAAACTCTCGGCGGGAGTACCGTAAATTGCATAGAGTAAATGATCCTCTTCTTTGATTTTATTTGTATAATTATTGATATACTTCATTACTTCTAATGCAAATTCTCCATCTTCCCTAATGGATTTACCATTATATAATCTTTGGAGTTCATTCAATGCTGTAATTCCATAACTTAATGTCATTGGTGGTAATAATGATTTAATTTTATCGTCTGGTTTTAAATGACCGCCAAGTAATCCACCTTCGCAAAATGCAATTGGATTTACACTTGCTCTTAATTCACCAATATATTCATATGTACGTTTATGAAGATTGCGGATCATTTCAAGATAATAATTAAGAACCTCATAGAAATCTTTAGATTCCCTTCTTGCTTTAGCGAGAATCATCGGGAGATGAAGACTAACTACACCAAGATTGAATCTTCCTTCAAAGACAGGCTTATCATTTTCATCTACTGGATGCATTCCACCTTTTTCATACCAAGGTGAAAGAAATGCTCTACACATGTTAATCGTATGTCACCATACGCACTGACTAGCTTTTCCCTCAGAGGTGTCCTAAATCTCGTCATTGGGCGGTATCTTTGGAAACAGTGCTTATCTCTGTTTCTACTCGGCTACACTCATCACCGATAGTCGATTAACTTCTTTTAAGAAGCACAGCTTCATCTATAGTACAATCGAATTTCTTCTCCTATAGACCTATCTGTTAGCAGCTTACGCCACACCTGTTAAGCAAACAGTTAAATACCGTTTTACATGGGCTGATTTGCACTTACCCATAGGACTAACCACTCGTTTATATTTTTTGTACATTTCTGCTACATATCCATCACCTGTTAATGACAACCAATCTGGATACATTGTTTTTGCACTACATTCAATTCCTGCATTAAATACATCTGCACTAGGATATTTTTCAGAACCATCTCCATGTAAATCTTTGTCATAAAGAAATACGATTTTAGGGAATAATACAGGACGTTTAAATCCGTTTTTACCTTGACCTTCTTTATGAACATTCAATAATGTAATTGCAGCCATTTTACCAAATTTACTTGTTGCAAGTCCTATAGTCATTGTTACAAACGGATAGTCGCCTCGACTTGATCCAACGCTATTTAATTTATATTCTATCCCTTGCCATCCCTGTTCAAAGTCACGTTCCACTTTTTCAGTGGCATATTCACATGCTTTTTCACATCTAAAATCCATTACTTCTGGAATAATACCATTTACATCTTCGCAAATTTCTAAATATTCATTAAAATATTTATCATAACTTTTCTCTGCATATGGTTCTAAAATCTTGTCTACTTCTGGTACAGTAAATCCTCCGTATTGTTGTGCAGCCGTTGATAAAATAATATCTCCCATAACATCAAAAGCGGTGTCCAGATAATTTGGCTCATTATACCAAATATTTCCCATTTCAAATCCATTCTTCATAACTGAGCCAATATCAAATAAGCAACAGTTAAATGTATCGAGTCTTGCACTCCTATCATGAATATAAATATATCCATCTTTCATAGCCTGTTTTTCATCATGTGTTAAGAAAAATTTCTTATATAATTGGCTACTTAATTCATTGTAAATAAGACTTCTTTTAGTTGCTACTAATGCACTATCTGTATTGGCATTGTTTTTATCTCCAATATATCTGATAGCTTGACTTCTCTCATATACCTTATCCATCATATGAACAAAGTCTTTTTTGTAATTTCTATACTCTTTATACATTTTTGCAACAACTGGAAAATCTTCTTCAAGAACAGATTCTACAATATTATGCATATCATAAATTTCAATATTAGAATCGTCTTCATATAATTCCTCAATTTTTTGCCAAACATCATTTAGAATAATAGAATAATCATTTTCTGAAAATTCAAACATTGCCCGTCTTGCAGCTTTATCACAAGCGTTTACAATTTTTTGTTCATCAAAATCTTCTAAAGTTCCATCTTTTTTGATAATTCTAATCATTCATTATCTCCTTTACCAAATCTCTTATTAAATAGTTCCTTTTCAATCTTCTCTCTATCCTTTGTTGAAACCGCCAAACACAAGCACATATACGCAATTACAAGTAAACACGCAATGATAAAAGATCCAACTCCAACAATAACTACATTCATAATAACCACCCCTCTCACATATCTTTAATCTTAATTTTGAGTGCTTCTAATTCTTTATATTTATCAGTATCATATCTGGTATGATCTTTGATAATCATATGGGTTTGTTCATTGCAAATAAGTTCCACAAGTAGTTTCTTCTCGTTTTCTGTCATTTTCTTATCTTCCTTTACTATTTTTATCTTATATATTTATTTTCTCTTTTTTCGTGTTATAATATCCGTAGTGGAGATATTTATATAATTTGTTAATAGTCATAATTAGAATGTTTTTCTGAAAATAGTAATATCAGATTTATACTTAGCACATTATCTTTATCTACAAGATGCAACCTATCAACCAATATCTCCACTATTTATGAACAAATTCTTTTGATTTCACCGTTGCCACCATCTTTACATTTCAAAACAAGATGTGTACATAATGAATCTGCACAGTTTGGTTTGCGTGAAATCATATCAATTACATATTCTCTATTATCAACTTCAACAGTAATAAAATTATCCCCAATACGTCTTAACTCTCGTACTAGCTCTCCGCTACTAATGATCACTTCTCCAAAGTCACCTCTTTCCCAATCCCTAGCAGATATTGTCTAATTTCAGCCCAATTCTGTAATCTTTTACCTGTCCAATCTTTGTTCCAGCTATATGTTCTACCAAAACAAATCGTTTCTTTTGCATTGGAAGTCACAAGATTTCTTGCACTATCATCAATGAATAATCCGTCACTCATATCTATATGTGACTTATCAGAATGTTCTTTGAGATTTACACCAATAAATTCTATATTTGGAAATCTTTTCTTAATCCATTCCTCTTTTTGTTTAAGATTAGGTGAATATCCATGTGACACAATTTTAATAGTATAATATTCAGATAACTCATTGATTGCACGTTCAGCCCAAGGCATGAAATGTAATTTCTCAAAGAATCTTGGCTGATTGAAGTACAAATCAATATATCCAGGTGGAGCACAATTACATTCTTCAAATCCCCAAGTATCAACAGTCCACCAATTTACATAATGGAATTTCTTGTAATATTGAAAATCTTCATTATATAAATCAACAATCGCATCTATGGTAGCAACTAACGTTCCATCAAAATCAACATATAATGTTTTAATATCATTTCTCATCTGTGATACCTCGTTTTGCTCTGTCCTTATTGATTACACGTACCATTTTCGCAACAGATTCTTCCAGACTTCTATCATTTAGAATGAAATAATCCACCAGATGAGATTTCTCAAAGTTGGAAAATTCTTCACTTTCTTTGATGTAGTTGGCTTGCCAAGCATCATAATCTCCACGTTTTCTTGCTCTTTGACGCAAATCATTATATGGAACATTCACCATAATGGTTACTAATTCAATATCCATATCTTTTGTTTTAAGTTTTAATTCGTAATATCCTGTGGGATTGATAATGTAGAAGTCATTATCTAAGAGTTGCTGTTTTGTTGCGAAGTTGCAATATCCTACTCTATCAGTATAGGCGATCATATCATTACGATATTTCTCTATTTCATCTGGTGAAATTAATATATGGTCTGAATTTTCTTTTGTTTCACCTTGTCGTAGATATTGCCTAGTTGAATATGAACGTAAGATGTTCATATTCAATTGCTTTGCTGCTTCTTTTGTAACAGTTGATTTACCTGATCCTGTTCTTCCTAATACACAATATACTGTATGTATAATAATCACTCTCCTTATTCAGAATCTTTTAATAATTCTTCCAAACTATCAATTTGAAGCTCTGTTTGTTTATCATCAGACAACAATGCCGTAAGTTGTTTTTCTAACATATCTAATTTCTTTTTCTCATCCTTGTATCTCTGTACTTCAAGATTTGCTTTTACATAAGCAATCCAGTCATCAAGTGAGCTACCCGAAATCATTAATGTAGAAGTGTCAATTTCTAAATCTTTTGCAGATATTAAAAATGCATTAAGTTTAATTAACAACATTTCGCTTGAATCAATATGCAAATTGTAAGTAACCTTATCCAATACTAATAAACAATTAGTAATTGGATTGAATCTTGTTGGCTTTGATGCAAGCTCCTGTCTTTTTTCTTCAATAGTTTTCTTTAACTGCATAATTCTTTCATCATTTTTCTGTACCATAATAAAATCTCCTTTCCAGATAACCATTTTTTAAATAATGTTCTCCATAAATAGGATGAATATACTGATAACATTCTTCTAAATTATCAAAATATTTTTTAACCTCTCGTTCTCTTGTTTTTGTTTCCATTTCACTAGAGAACCATTTCTTTTCCTCATAGGTTTCAATAATGGTATCCATGATATACCATTTACCACTCTCTTTTTCATAATATACTTTTCTATTACCAAGAAGCTTATCTTTTTCTTTGCCAACTACAAAATCATCACCGTACCAATTATGTTTAAGACACTTTTCAATGGTTTCTTGTGCCATAGCAACAAATATATCGTATGGTAAATCAATAAGCTTATCTGCTTCAAAATCTTCTTGACAATATTCAGCATTGCTATATAACAGATTAACCATATCTGGATAATCTGGTCTTTTTTCAAGAACCATATGGGTGAACTTTCTTGTAATTGTTTTCATATGTGTTACTCTATTTTCTCTGTGCCAACTATATTCAGCACTAGGATTTCCAAGAAGAATAAAGAAAAATTCATTCTTTTCTTCTTGAATACTTCTATAGTAAGTAAGGTGTTGATTATAATAACTACTTCGACATTTACTGATTAACCATGTATCATCAAGCGGATATTCATATCCTTCTTTTCTGTTGTTACTATAATAGTAACCATGACTTTCATGGTAATAATAATTTGACTGATCTTTCCAAGGCTTTGATTTTCCCATATATACATATTGATTACCATTCAGATCCTCATATGTAGCACCAATGATTAAATCTCTTGCTTTAATAAATGTATTATTATGAATGACTTTATTCTTTTCCTGAATTTCTTTATAGTCCGAGGATTCTACAGGTACAAGAACTAATTCTTTACCATCCCAACCATAAACAAATTCACCTTCAAGTCCTTTACCTTTGATACAGTTACAATTTTCTAAAATCCACAACAGATTTGGAATTGTAATTTCAAACTCAAATCCTCTAGGGTCATATACTCTGGTATATGTCTGTCTGGGATTCCAACCATATCTATCTCCACCAACCTTCTTATTTAATACAAATCCTTCCATTGGCTCATTATCGTAGATTTCGTTTGGAATACCTTCATCTCTCCAACTTTGCCATGAGGTTTCTTTTCGTAATTTACCTTTTTCATCAAAATAGATTACATAAGCTAATTTACTTGTATAAGTATCTTTTCGTTTTTGGAATCCTACATTTATTTTTGTTGGTATAAAGATATTTGTTTTCATTATATTTTCTCCGTTCTATAAAACTAAATACCTAATTCAAGTTTTATCTGTGGTTTAATTGGATTATAATTTTCAAGGGAAAAATCTTCGATTGAAAAATCATAGAAATTATTAGACTTAGGATTAAAATTCATTTTGACTGGTTCAAATTCATAATCATAATGTCCATTAGATGTAGAAATTTTTAGCTTATGTTCATTTGACCTATTAATAAGTTCATTCGCAGCATCAAAGTGACGATCATAAATCTGTTCATTTGCTACGAAGTGTGTGAACTTACCTGGTTTATATCCTGTTGCTTTTGCAATCATCATCTGTAAACAAGCATACTGTACTTCATTAACTCCACCTGCACCACTAGCTGTAATCATATCTCCACTTCTTTGAATAAGACACATATCAAGATATTCATCTCTTACATTCCAGATAGTTAGAAATGCACATTCTACTAATGCTTTTTTGTCAATATTAGCCCAATTCCAAAAATCAATCATATGTCTTCTTCCATACGGATTTGTTTTAATATCTTTAATCAGTTCATTTATTTGATTTCGGGATAACTCATAACGATACAAATAACTATCATTATTTTCTAAAAATTCTATTTTAACGTTATCTAAAATAGTTTTTTTATTGTTAATGACATTTCTTATTGTTCTTTCAGATACATTGTATATTTCACATATATGAGTAATAGCAAGTTCGTAAAAAGCAACATTATTATTTAAATCCGAAATACGATAGCATCCATTGATTCTCGCATAAATACTATTTTCTTTACGTTTTAAAAATACACATGTATCTTTGCTATAACAATTACTACCATAATAATCTTTGTCTAAATCCCATCCTTTAAACCCGTCTTCTCTTGCTAAGAAAAATTGTGGAATATAGATTACGTCATTTAGAAAATTAGCAAAATTATGCCAATCGTGATGAACGAATACATTTTGATATGTTGGTGTTTTTTTTGTTATATTTCCACATCTATCAAACATTGCTCCCCATTTTCTTAGTAGGATTTTTATTTCATCATCTGTTAAAATATTACTTTTGTATTCTCCTACAAATCCTATTCCTCGTCTTTCTCTACAATATGGATCGTTGATATTTGTTAAAGTATCAATTCTTGCAGATGTTATATATTTTGTTTTGGTAAATTGAATATCTACATATTTATGTTCATTCTTATGTTGAGTTTTATATGGATGAGAAATAATTTTAAATTCATTGTTATTTTTCGTATAATATAATTTCCCATCAATAGAATCAAAATTATTATTTTTACATATTGTATCTTCATTATGAATTTCACCAAGTTTTTCATTTAATATTTTTCTTTTTACTTTAACAACACTTTTTTTCATCTCATTTGGTCTATGAGATTCAAGATTATAAGGATATGATCTTCCAATAGTACCATCTTCTAATTCCCAATCTTTCCACCATCCACATCCTAGTCGTTCAAATTCTGAAATTTTGTTTGATTGATTTTGATATATTGCAAATGCTTCTCTAATAGCTGTTTTCCATGCAATAGGACGTAATGTGCAGATAGGAAATTCTGTTTGAAGATTGTATGTTCTCACAATATGGTTTACAAAATATGTATGAGCTGGTGTACCATCTTCATATTTTGGACGAGGATTTTCGTCTTTTGTTCCATTTGCAAAAATGTTACGAATATCATTTACTAATAATAAATCTGCTCTTGTCATGTATTACCCCTCCACGATCCATAATCTAATATCTTCTTTAAATTGATTACATAATTTTTCATCATCTGATAAGAAATTTACAACACATTCTTTATCAAGACTTGTGCTTAGAATCCCCATAATAGATTTGGCATCAATCGTATACCGAGAATATACATAGTCGATATCTACATCTTTATATTCTCCACATTTTGCTACGAATAACCCTGCGTCATTGATTGTGTTTAATTTGACTTTACACTTCATTTTATAAAATCCTTTCCTATTATAATGTTAATTTAATAGTTGCATAAATTGTTCTTCATTGATAATTTGCACTCCCAATGATTTTGCTTTCTTGTTCTTACTGGAAGAAGATTCAATATCATTATTAATCAACGCAAATGTCTTAGTAGATACAGAACCAGATACTTTCCCACTGTAAGATTCAATGACAGATTTCAGTTCATCTCTATTACTGTATTTCTCTAATGATCCTGTAATAACAAATGTTTTCCCTTGTAGAATATTTGTTTTTTCTTCAACTTGATTATCAATTGGTGTTATAAATCCAAATTCTTTTGATAAATCAATTATTTTGTCTGAGCGAAAAGTCATATATGTTTTAAATTTGTCATATGCGACTGATCCTAAACAATTCACTTTAAACGAATTATTAATAAATTCATCAAAGTTATATTTAAAATATTCAGCAATATCTTTACTTGCACTTTTACCAATCATAGGAATTGACAAACTATAGATAAATCTATCAAGTGTTGTTTCTCTACTTTTATCAATAGATTCAAGTAAATTATCAATCGACTTTTTGCCAAATCCTTCCAAGTTATACATTTTACCTTTATAATCAGATAGATGATAAATATTCTTAATGGAATCTAACCATCCAAGAGAAATAAATTTCTCAAGTGTAGCTTCTGATAATCCGTCAATATTCAGTGCATTTCTACTTACCGCATGAACAAGTTTGCCTAATAATTTACCTTGACAATCATCATTTATACACATAAGAACTTCCGAATCATTTTCTTTTACAATTTTAGTTTCTCCACCACAAATAGGACATTTATCTGGAATTGTAAAATTATTAGATTTATCAATACTATCATGTACTTTCGGGATAACTTTATTTGAGCGATATACTCTGATTCTGTCACCGATACCAAGAGATAATTTCTTGATATAAGAAATGTTATGTAGTGTAGCTCTGGTTGTAATTGCACCATCTAAATCAATAGGTTCAAAAATTGCTACTGGATTAATCAATCCTGTTTTAGAAGTATTCCATTCAATGTCTTTGAGTACAGTTTCATATAACTGATCTTCATATTTATATGCAATAGAATGTCTAAAGAATTTATCAGTTTTACCTAATGATTCTCCATAATCATAACCATCATATGCTATCACCGCACCGTCATATGGAATATTATTTACATCAGCTAAATCTTTCATTTTTTCAAGTATTCCTTGTAAAGAATCTTTGTCTGGATTTGAATATATAAGCATAGGAACAACTTCAAATCCGCACACTTTTGCACTCTGTAAATCTTCATAAACAGATTTATGTTCAAATCCTTTAATAACACGCCATGCAATGAATCGCATATTTCTTTGTGCAGCTTCTTTACTATCTAATAAAAGTAATGAGCCAGATACAAGATTTCTTGGATGCTTATATTTCTTATCTATATCTTTAATGCTTTCATTAATCTTATTAAATGTATCCCATCCAATAATAGTTTCTCCATCAACAATCAACTCATCATCATATGGGATTTTCTTTGGAATATTCTTGATTGTTAATACATTTTGGAGAACATCTGTACCTTCATATCCATTACCTCTTGTAACAGCACTTACTAATTCACCACGAATATACTTTAATGTTGTACTAAGACCATCACATTTTACAGATACAATACACTGTTTATTTCCTGCAAATTGCTTTAAATCATTAATAGATTTTGTCTTGTCAAGTGATAGCATCAAATGATCAAGTTTAACTTCATTCAATTTATCTGATACAGTATACCCAACGTTTTGAGTAGGACTGTTTGGGAAAATGATGTTTTCTTGACTTTCTAACATCTGCAATTCTTCATATTTTTTATCCCAGTCATAATCAGACATAATCGGTGTATTTGTGTAATATGCAATAGAAGCATTATTTAGTTCTTGGATTAAATCTTTCATCTTTTCAATATGTTCATATCTACTTTCTACTCCCATGTGTTATAACTCCTTATTCCAATATCAACAATTCGTGTAAATGGGTTTTCATCTTTCTTACATTTGATGACACCTATAAATACAACATCGTTGCTTGTATCGTATTTCTTTTTATGTTCCATGAGATAATCCCATGCCTTTTGCATAGTAGAGAATTTATCTCCCATCCATCCGCTATTATCACCATATTTCACACAAGGAACATATTTATAATTCTTCTTACTCATTTATTCTCCTTAATATGGACTTTTCTTTGTATATTCTTTCAGATACTTTAACATCTCTGATTCTTCTGGAAAGAATGGATCTCGTTTATATTCAAGTGCAACATAATTTAGAAAGTTCATCATCAACTGACCAAATCTCCAATCTGGATAATATCTCATCCATACTCTTTCCAACTCTTTAGTAAATTCTGGTATTCTATTCTTGTCTCTCATATTGACCTCCATGAAACAGTTCTTTCATACATATATAAATTCTGTTAATGCATTATAATATCCAGCTAATACTCCTATCACCTGAATAGCTGCAATAATTACTAATAGCGTAAAGAAATGCAAAACTCTTTATATTGATTTTTGAGCAAAATAAGCCTAATATCGCCCAGCAAATAATACTTATAACGTTCAAAATAGTTAAATTCATATTTTTCTTATTTAATATCTCCATTCATTTTTGCTCTCAATAATGCTTGTAAATATTCTTGTGGGTTGTCCTTTGCTGCTTGAAATCCTACTTTTTGTCTTTTAATATCATCAAGTACGATTTTATATTTAGGACTATCACTTACTTCTTCTCTATATTTCTGCACTTCTTCACGGGTTACTATCTCTTTGTCAACTAAACTTCTTAATACAACTTGTACATCAATTGCTGTTTTAAGAATAGTTTCTTGTACTTGCAATTCGTGTAGAGCTTCTTCTGGTTTATAAAAATTATCATTACTTACTGGCATTTATTTACCTCTTTCTATATAATCCCCATATATAATATCTGCGACACTTTCTATATCCTCGTGTAAACTTTCTTCTGGATATTCTGTTAAACATTCAAGTACATATGAATCTTGAATAATCATTTTTGCTTTATGTGATAAAATATCGTACTTCATGATTAATATGTCTTCTAATGCTTGTAAATATGATTTAACATGTTTATTCATATTTCTCCGTTTTAACTTCTGCATAATCTGTATAAAAATCCGCAACTCTTTCAAATTCAAATATAGAATTTTCAGTTTCCACAACTACAAATAATGAATTACATGAGATTTTTACTGCGCTATTAACAGATGTAACATAGCTTGTTTTCAGTATGCTAAACTTCATTGGTGTCCCATCAGAATCTTTTACATATCTAATCACTAATGGACATCCGATTTCAATATCATCAATATTGAGTTTAACGACTCTACCAATTCTTAGAGGGTATCTACCATCTGTTCTTTCAGTGCCACGTTTGCCACATGTACCGCTATGTTTAATGCTTACAATTTTGTATAACATATTTATTCTCCTGTATCATGAAATTCTCTACCATTAAGAATATTAATCAGAGCATTTTTATCTCTTTCTAACGCAAGTGAATAGGAACATTTTGCAATAGAATCTGATTGAGATAATGGTTCTCTTTGTAATTCTTCGTCAATTTTCTTATCAAGAAATTCTACAAATCTCCATAAACGATCTTCGATAGAAGGAATTAATTTGCCATGAATGTTACCGTTTGTATCAAGCTGTACATCAGCAACGTTGCACTTATTGAAATCAGCTACTTCTTTCTTACTTAACCATTTAATCCATTTGTTGCATTTCTTACAATACAGTCCTGTCTGTGTGCCACTTTCTTTTATGTAAAATTCTTCACAACCACACTTATTACATTTTTCTGGAATGATAATTGTTCACCTCTTTTCTTCGTACTATATATAGTATTTATTTTAATTTAACACACTATATATAGTATTATTTTTGCCATGAAATTCTGCTTTCAATTATCGTAGTTATTCCTGCTAATTCTAATTTTCGTATTGACTTTCTAAACACATAATCAATGTTCTCGTTTTCTTTTATTGTTCCATCTTCTTTGAGATGTTTGTTAGGAATCCACACATTTTGATTAGTATGATTTATTACGAATCTCTTTGCTTTCATATTTTTGTATTTTCTGTAAATTAAATTAAGTGGGATTCCTTTATAATATTGTGTTTTATAGTTCATGATTATTACTATCCTTTCATTTAGTTATCTTCTTTTATTAGATTTATTGTCATCATGCTTCCAGGAGTTTCATAATATGAATCTTCTAAATATGCTATTTTATATTCATAATACGGTTTCAAAGCACTATCTATAATTCTTACCTCAGATAATTCAATTGGTTCTTTTAAGTTTGCTTCATGTATAATCACATTTACATAAATTTTATCATCATACCCCATTAAGAATAATTGAATTAAATCAGCTAACCTAACATTAGGTTGCAAATCAAGTAAATTATCAAATGTCATATCCCATACTCCTTTAAACTTTATAAAATAAAAAAGTTATCTAATTCTCAAACTTTCACTCTGTGGTTCTAAGTGACACCATTCACAATTGAGTGATCCATCTTGTCCTTCTAATCCATTTTCCTTTAAATAATCTCTAAGCTTTTCTCCATCTACAGCATCAGGTTGTTTGATTCTATATTCCTCTGGAATATTTTCTACATCAACATCAATTGTAAGTTTGCGCTTTCCACCATTTTTCTGAATGTTAAATGAGAACAAATCTGTTGTAAATTTTTTCTTTCCGATAGTTCTCATACACATTTCAAGATTTTGTTTTAACCACTTGATTCTATTTTCATATGTTTTCTTTCTTGCCGCTAATCTATTATTCTCTTTTGAAATCCCATCAATATCAGATTCAAGAGATCGAATAATCTTAGCGTAGTTGTCTGCTTTATTTTCGATTTCTCCATCTAACGCTTCGAGTGTATCAATGATTGTTTGCTCATCAATTTCCTCATCTTCTAACATATCCATAAGTTCCAGATATTCTCCTGTGAGTTCATAAATACTTGACATATATTAATTCTCCTTTTCTTTTAATCTTTTTGCATTTTCAAGTAACATATCTTTTAAAAATGTTTGCTTAGTTTTAACTTCTTTGGTCTGAATAGATTTTACAACAGCATAATTGTTGGCAATGAGAACACAATATTTTTTTGCTCTAGTAATAGCCGTATAAAGTAATTCTGAATTATTCATTATGTAACTGCTATTATCTAATCCAACAATCGTTGAACAAAATCCAGATCCTTGAAGTTTATGTACGGTACACGCATATCCTAACTCAAGATTTTTACAATCGGATTTTGTAAAGATTACTTCTCCAATGCCAATAAAATCTATTGTACACATTCCATTCTTTCCAATTTCTTTTACAATTCCCATGTTTCCATTGAATACAGGGGTTGTATCACCTTCTGAATTAATACACTTGTAATTGTTTTTTGTATTAATAACCTTATCTCCTGCTCTAATGATATATTTTTTTGCTTCGTCATTTTTCTTTTCCAATAAAATTTCAATTTCGTTGCAATTACTTAATTTGGGATTGTAAATAGATTGAATTTTAGAATTTAGATTATAACAAGATAATTCTCCACGTAATCTCATTGGAACACAAATCTGAACTTCCATAATATCATGGAATTTTTCTAATTCAACTTGAAAATGTTTGATAATTTTATCAGATATAGATTCGTCATTTCCTTTTCCAGAAATATCTAATTCCATATCCTCTAATTCTCCAATGATCGCATTTCCTGTATAATTTCCATCAAAGATTTGTTGCTGATTTGCAATTTTAATTGAAGTTGGAATAATACCACTTCTCAAAGCTTGTCTATGTGGTTTACTTAATTTTACTACTGGTAAAACATTACTATCAAGAATATCAGCAAATACTTGACAATTGCCAATAGGTGTAAGCTGTTGTACATCACCCATGATAATTACTTTTGCGCCTGTTGGAATAGCTTCAAGCAATGATAAAAACAATGTGCCATTTATCATAGTTGCTTCATCAATCAAAACAATATCAACCGCTAATTTATTCTCTTTGTTAAACATAAATTCACCATTTTGATATCCTAAAGCTCTATGAATTGTACTAGCTGGAAGTCCCGTAGCTTCGGTAATTCTTACACTGGCTTTTCCTGATAAAGCACAAGCCAAAATACTATACCCACTGTATAATGAACATATTCCATTTGCTGTTGACGTTTTACCAACGCCTGCTCCACCAGTTAAAGCCATGACATGATTATCCAGGCTAAGTTTAATTGCAGCTCTTTGTTCATCAGTAAACATGAATCCTTGTTTTTCTTCTACATTTTCTGTAATTGTTTCCCAATTTCCTATATTGAATGATTTAGGAACATAATCATCATGAATACAATCAACTTTGTTTGAATCATTTTCTACTACTTTTACAAGTCCAATTTGAAGTCTAAATAATTCATTCATGATATTTTTCTCTAAATCGTAGAATTTTTTTAATGCTATTTTAGAACCATTATCAAGAACTACAACATCATTATTATCAATCATTTGTTTTGCTGTTGCATTTACTATTTCTTCTGGTACAAAACCTAATGTATCGTATAATGCTCTCATTAAATCTTGATAATTCAAATAGCTTCTTCCTGCTTCTCCTTGATCGTTCAAATAGTATAATAAAAATCCTTTGATTCTTCTAATATCATATTGAGTTATTCCAACTTTACAAGCTACTTCATCAGCTTTCTTAAAACCGATACCTTCAACTCTCAGTAAATCATATGGATTATTTTTGACAATATCAATTACTGTATCTGGGGATTTATAAAAATCTACAAGCTTTTTGATAAATGTATGTGTGAATCCTAACTGACCTAGTTCCATATAAATAGAACTATAATCTTTAGATTCCTCATATTCATCAATCATTCTTAAAGCTACTTGATTTCCAATTCCTTTGATTTTCATTAAAGATTTAACATCTCTATTTTCAAGCAATTTAATAACATCATCATATTCATCAAAAAGCTTTTCTACTAAATTTTCATTCAAAACATTTTTCAAAAACTCTTTTTGTTTATCCTTACTTGAAATATCAATACATTTACTAATATAAATCAATCCATATGTATCTCCATATATTTCATGAGTTTCTGCTAATTTACAAAATACTTTATATGTAGTTCCATATTCAAGTGTACATGTCGTTCCTTTTAATTTAATGGTTTCGATTTCATCAATTTTATTATCTATCCATTTTGTTATTCTCATGCTGAATATTGCAAAGTCACCAGATTGTACTTTTTTACTATACTTTGGATAGATAATTCTATCCAAAGCACATTCAAATTTTAAAATTTTTTCTTCCATTAATTGTCCTCACTATCAACAATTAGGGATTTTCCCTTTCCATAGTTTCTATACAAAATCTCATATTGTGTTATGATATCCAATTCTTTATCTATATCAGCAACTATTATATTTTTACCTTCTTCATCCTTTCCAATGATCTTTTTTGCGAATTCTTTTTTAGAATTTTTAATTTCAATAATGTCACCATCTTGTAAAGGTAATATTTTAAATATCTTTTTGTCTACCTTTCTATATTGTATTTCTCCATTTTTAATGTTATATATAATTAAATTTGGAGCAATTACATTTCTTGTATTTAATACAAACCACATATCATTTTTCAATGATGAATCAACATACCTAACGGAATCAAATTTGTTTATTTGCATAGTCATTATTTCATATGGGTTTATATTTTCGTTTGGGATAATATCGAAAATTTCTAATAAAGATTTCTCATAATTGATATTGTTATAAGATTTTCCAGATTTAGATATTTCAGAATTAGATATGATAATATTTTTTATATTATCGTCTTTTATTTTCTTATTTAGTGTAGTTAGAGTTATCTTATCTTTCCCATTTAGAACAGTAAAATATTCTCTAAATGTTAGTAGTTTCTTTGTTTTTCCATAGATATTACAACAATCAGCAATTAAATATTGTTCTAAAATCTTTTTTGTTATTTTATTCTCGGTACATTTTTTTAAAAATTCATAAAAAGTAGAACTCCGATTCATACAATCAAATAATATATATGGAGTTTCATCTACCCTTTCTTCATCTTTCGTTAAGAACATATCAATTCTTTTTTTCGCTTCATTAATATAATATTCTTTATCCAGATACTCAGGAATTGATTTATCGTGTACATCTTCATTGTCAATAAATAAATGAGTAGGTGTATTTGCAAACTGTTCATAGGATTTTACACCTTTCTCAATTTTCAGTTTATAAATAGATCCATCTGATTGTCGTTTACTAGCAAATACTCTATGTACTTTACCTTTTAAAAGTTCTCCGTTTATAAATGTGATTTTATTATCTTTTCCTGATACTCCATTTCCATACCATATTTCTTTGTATTTCGCAGATAGTTTAATAACTTTTTGAAATTTTATGTACTCGTTACATTCGTTGATAGTTTGCTCAACTGGAATATCATATGCTAGATAATTTCTAACAGCATCATTCAAAATTGGCAAATCATTATCAATTGGTTTATTGAATTTAACCATAGCACCTTTACATTCCAATTCCCCATTTTTCTTAACTGCAATGTAATTATTTACATCTTTTTGAATGAGTTTTGTATATTCATCTATCTCAAACTCCATTTTAAGTCTTTTGCCCACTTGATTAGTAATTTCAATTACTTTGTTCTTCATTTCTTCATTCTCACAAAGAACAAAAATACCATCAGTATTAGTCTGTAACAATCTACAATATGGTTCAAGTTTATCAATCAAATCAAGAATGAACATTTGACCAAAAATACAAGTGAGATTTGCCATGAGTGGATCATACGATGGATTATTTCTATCTTTTCCTGCTCCATACACACCATTAATCATAGGTTTAAGAGCTTTATTTTTTGGATTCTTTTCTGATTTTAATTTTAATCTAAAATCTCTCATTTGCTTGAAGTCATCAGGATTCTTAAATTTTCTACTCAACAAACCATATTCAATATCTGTTGTAGGGTACATTGAAGCTACATCGGCATGTAAAATAATTCCTTCAAATACAGCTTCTTTGTCATCAGCCCCATGACATCCTCCCCATGCAAATACATGAGGAATACCTGCGACTGTACAACATAACTGATTATTATGTTGGTTGTCTTCTGACCGAAGATGCTCTTTATATCTCCAATTTTTAGGATTCATATACCATTCTGGAATAAATTTGTATTTATCGGATAATTGAATTGTTTCTGGAAGACGAATATCAAATTCATCATCAAGAGTATGTTGATCGACAGCATTAAGAATTTTAGGAGAAACTGCTAATTGAACCTTTGTTTTAGTAAAATACGACATATCAAGACCATATAATTCAATGATATCTAGCTGACCTTCAAAATCATCCCAACAATAATCAAGAACTCTTAATACCTCAATTACATCATGGTGATTGTAATACAATGTCTGCTTTATTTCTTCTTCTGTAAGAGGTCTATCAATATTAAAATCTACTTCTGTTTCTCTAATATCATCTCCCATAAATGCTTCTAACTGCTTCAATGATTTATCTTTTAAAATGGTATCATAATCATTCAATGGATATTTCTTTGCATTTTTTACAACTTGAAAAGGTTTTTTACCTTCTTTGATAAGTTTATCATTTACAAATCCGACATTCATTCCATCCAGGATTCCTTTAAAAATTCCTGTATCATATTGTCGTCCATTATATGAAATAAAAATATCGTCTTTGTGTGAGTTGTAAAATTCTATTAATTTTGCTCTGTCATTTACTATAACTACTTCTTTATTTCTATCTTCATAATTTATAAATGTGACGCAAAACCAGTTAATTTTACTGTATACCTCGAAATCATAACCATAAATTTTACTTTTATCTATTATATCAATCACCATCCTTATCCAAATGCAAATCCAGAAACTTTATCACTCTTATAGAACATCCAGTCATCAATCAAAACTTGTGCTGATTTTGTTTTATAATCAATTGAAAATCTACCAACAATATCAAATTCAACATTATCTCCAATATCTATAATTTCTTTATATTGTGATGCTAAAGAACTTCCTTTGGTTTGTTTTATGAATTTGATATTGTGATATGTAAATTCGATTCTATTTTGTTTAGAACCCAATAGATATAAATTATATTTATTACATGGGATATTTTTGATAAGAAATATCGGTTCGCTAATCGTGTTACCCCAAATGTAATCGTATTTCGCTACATTTTTGATAATCTGATCATGGATTTGATTTGATTCATAGATGTTATAGACATGATATGTAGGTTCATTAATACTTTTCATAGTTGATAATAATTCAAATAGTTTATTTGTATTATCAACACTTATTTCACAACCAAATGCTCCTGAATGACCTTCTACTTTATTAAATAAACCTGTATTTTTGCACCATTCATTAAAATCTAGTATTTCGCATTTATCGCTTCCTCTTCCACTTCCTCTACATATATCACCTTTTCTTCTCATTAATAAACATGGACGTTGATATTGGTCAGCAAGTCTATTAGCAATTAAACCAGTAGAATTACTATCAACATCATCTTTTGCATTACATACTAAAATTGGAAATTTATCAAGATTGTATTTTGATATTTCTTCCGATAATATTGCAGCACTTTCTTCTGTTTGTTTTTTCTGTTTACGATTACTTGACTGACATGCTTTTAACACATAGTCTTGAATTGACATATTTACAATTCCTTGACCTCTAACTTTTCTATCAAGAAATTCATTTGAATTACACAATGCTTCAAACATATAACATTTATCTTGATAATCTCCAAGTCTAATCATCGAATTGATTAATGGACACACATAGAAACCAATACCATTAATTGTAACTTTATTATTCATTGAATACATTTGAGCTTCTACAAATGTACTAATCAATTTATTTTTATTAGTATGATTTCTAATCTCTTCAAGACCTTTTAATATTAAATATCGTGTTTGAAGATTTAAAACATCCGCTCTATCGCCAATCATACCAAGAGCCACTAAATCTAAATAATCATCAGCGTAATTTACTTTATAGTATTTGTCTAATAGTTTTGTAAATTTATATGTAACTCCAACTCCTGTCATAGCTTTATCCGTAATATTTTTTGATGATTGATTATTAATTACAATTGCAGGATTTCCAGATGTATCAATTGAATGATGATCAAGAATAATCACATCTTTACCAGAGTCAATTAATCGCTTACATTCATTCCAATCACCGCTACCAGCATCAGGAATAATAACTAAATCTGAATTATCTGAACACATAGAATCTATAAATTCAGATAATCCATGTACTTTCCCACTGTGAATAAAACATCTAATTTCTATTGATGGATTTATTCTTTTGGTATATTGATATATATTTGCACCAGATGTATATCCATCAACATCACAGTCAACAAGTAAATCAATTGTATGATTCTGCGACACATGCTGTACATATACATCTCTTGCTTTTTTTATATTGTCAAATAATTCTTCACTCTCAACATGTTTAATGGTTGGATGTAAAAATGAATCAATATCTTCAATACCTTTTAATGTCAAAATATCATTTAATTCATATCCAAACCTCACATGTCCAAGTACATCATATTTAAAACTCACTCTGCACCACCTTAATTATTGATTTGTTCCTACATATATTTTATTCTCCATAAGTTTCAACAAAGTTTCTTTACCTCTATCTGTTGGAGAATCTTTATAACCTAACAAATTTGTACTATCCCATAGTACAGATACAGAAACAAATGGACTTAATTTATCTATGATTTTATCTTTTATATGTTGTGACCAGTTTTTACATTCGTCTGAATCAAGAGTTTGATATTGTTTGTCCAATGCAATAATAACTTCTCTAACTCCCAACATAAGAATTATTCCTTTTTGATAATCAGTTAAATTACTTCCGCATAAAGCAACTGTAAAATTATCTTCACCAAACATAGTATCAGTTTGAAATACTGATTTTTCAGCTTCTACAAGCATTATCTTTCTCTTTTTTTGAATTGCATTTATATTATGATTTAAACCAAATAAATTTAATCCAAGAGAATGATTATAAAATTTATTGCCAATTTTAAACGGTGCATATTTACCGAATAATTCAATATCATCGGGTAGTAATGCTCTCGATCTTACACCAACTAAATTATTGTTCATATCATAATGCGGAATGATGATTTTTTGTTGCCATGTCGAATAAAGAATATTGTACTTTTTCATTGTTTCTACAGAAATTCCTTCTTCTATCCATGATTGACAATAAAAATGCTGGAATATATTAAGAACGTTTTTATCGTAAGGAACTAATATTTTATCTTTTGGTTTTACCTTTTTATTTTTCTTATATTTTTTAATAAACTCCCAATCAGAAATTTGTTCCTGTTTACCAAATCCATACACATGATTGTCAAGATTTAATTTTACAGAAATCCAATTGATAGCTTTTTGAAATTCTTCTTGTTCATATCCTTTATATCCCATGACTACGCCAATAATATCTAATTGACCACATTCTGTATAACAATGAAATGACATAGAATCTTTATAAAAATATAATTTAGGTTTAGTTCCATGATGACATATTGTATCTGTTATCCACATATCATCGTCTTCGTAATAAAAAGTAGCTCCCATCAATTCAAGAAGTTTCTTAATATCATCTTCTGTAAGTTTACTTTTTAATTCCTGGGCGGTCATATAAGTACCTCCCTACTTAGATAATTGCATTGCTAAATCTGATCCAGATACATCAATATCAGTTTCAATAATACCAACATCTCCAACATCATCTAATCTAAAATCAATCAACGTTTTCTCAATATCAGTAATTAATTCATAGTTGTAATCCGTCACAAAACAATCTACTTCCCTCATAGTTCCCATATTGAGTTTTGTCCAAATTATAATAGTTTTCCATTTTCCACCACGATTTTTAAATATGTAGTAAGACATATTGGGGATTAATGATCCGAATGAACCATCTGACTCAAGAATTGGTTTTAATCTTTTTAAATCTTTGTGTGTTACAGGAAGTGCAAGTATACCACCATCAGCTTTTTCGATAATAGCTTTAGATCCTTTTAATGCACCTGCGTCTTTATTATTATCTTCTTTATAATTATCATTTAACTGTGTAGCTGAACCAAGATATACATTAAATTTATTACAAACTGATTTTAAAGCTGCACTAAACAAGAAAAGAATCTGATCTGTTCTAAGTCTTGTATGCGTCTTATTGTAATAATATTCATAAAGTGATGGTGAATCATTGATATAATCAAAGAAACAAGCTACTATTCCATAGTTTAAAACATATTTTTCAATAGTTTCAGAAATCAAATCAATTGTAAAATCTGGCATGTACTCTATATAATAATTATAATTCTCTATGTATTTTGCAGATTCATCAAGAATTGATTCTTCTTCTGGCGTAATATCGCTCCATTCTTCAATTCTATCCTGATCAACTCCACTAACATGAGCTAAAATGATATCTTGAATTTCCTCTTTTTCAAGCTCTGTCGAAATGAATAATACTGGTTGGCTTTCACCTGTTGGAATCCATTCTTTTTTATTCCAATCATAAATTCTATCCGATACCATGTTACATCCATCTGCTAATGAGGATCGTGATTTTCCACCACCAGATACAGAACTTCTTAAAATGTATTTTTTAGGTCGCATTCCTCGATATACTGTAGTTAAATATCCAGATTGAAACGGATAACCATATACATTTTGCTGATTCTTATGTTCATTTAATCTTTCTACAATGCCTTCACCTGCTCTAAATGAATAGTTATCACCAAAAACATTCTTCCATTTAGATTTAAAATCCATAAATTTATTATTTATTTCATTTAAAACTTCTATGCTTGTTAATTGGTTGAAGTGTTCCAGTTTTTCATCATCGTTTTCATCGTATATAAATGATGTATCCATTTTAAGTGATTCTGTAGCATTCCTAATGATTGAATATTTTCTTACATCGTCATAATATTTACCTACGTTTGATATTTTATCCGATGACATATCAATCGCAGACTCGATATAACCCCACCCATCATTGTTTTTCCATAAAGATAAAGCGGTATCAAATTGTGATATTTCATTTTCAATATCTATGGGTGTAATTTTTTCAGCCGTTCTTTTCTTAGCAATATTAATAATTGCACCCCATATCATTTTATGAAAATTCTCGGGATAATCATTTGTATTAGTTGCATATTTTTCATTCAATGCTAATCTTGGATTCAAACAATAACAACCAAATAATAAAAATATAGCTTTCTTATCTACCTGTTGATTAAAATTAATTTGAATCACCACCCTCTATCAAATCACCTAAATTAATCAATGATGTAGATGATTTTGTTTTATTCATATTTACAGATTTTCTATTTACAATTTTTGTTTTAATATCCAATTTAGATATTTTATCAGCTTGTTCTTTTTGTTTTTCTTGTTGTATATAAAAGTCACAGGCTTCATTGTAATAGTCCTCTATTATGTAAATTCCGTATTTTGTATCAAATGACTTACCTAAAATTTCTTTACAATACCATAATGTATATGTCATTGCAGCATATGGATAATTATATTCTTTTCTAAATTTCTTTATTTGCTTTAGAATCAATCCATTTGCTTTATCTAAATGAAAAATATCGAAAATATAACGCATAAGTTCTTTGTATTCATTAGCGTCCCTTTCGACTTTTTTGTAACAATCTACGCAATAACTATTATTATCGTATTTATATCTTTCCTCTGGTAATAATGTTTTACCACAACGCTTACATTTTATTGATCTAGCCATAATATACCTACTTCAAATTGGGAGGGGATTACCCTCCCGTTAATTAGTTATATTTATTTGATATTATATTTATCAACAAGTTCTTCAAGTTCCATTACAATTACTTTTGTAAGATCAATCTGCGTATCTCTTAGACTATCAAACATTTTTACATTTCCATCATCATCAAGACCTAAGTTTTTCTGTAAAACTGCGGTAGCTTCATTTAGATATCCATGCTGTGCAAGTAATGCTCCTAACTCTAATCCTTTATTTTTGATAGCATTAAAGTCTTCTACGTGAGTAGTCTTATCAATTGTTTTCTCTTTAGTTGTGAAATCTCCACCTAAATCTTCTACTGCTTTTACCCATACATCTTTTAAATCTTTAATGTTAATTTCAGTTGGAAGATTGAATGTATCTTTTAAATCTGGATATTTGTCACTTTTCTTAAATGTTACATAACGCTCTCCATCTTTCTGATACATATATCCAACAAGGAAAGCACCTTCTCTACAATATGAAAATGTGTTTTTATTAAGTTTAAGAGAATCACTCTCTTTCTTTGTATCAAAATCTTTTACGTGAGAAGACTGTGCAATACAATGAACTGTATATCCTAAACTTTGAATCAATCCAATGTTTCTTAATGCACTTTTAAATCTTAATGAACCTTCACCAAAACCACCAACATCTTTTAAGATTTCAGCATCTCTATTCTCAAGTACATATCTCTCACAAAATTCTTCATATTTGTCAAGCGTATCAATTACAATACAAGAGAATTTATTTTTTAATGCTGGATTTCTTAACTGTCCAATGATTGATTTAAAGTCTGACATACTATTTACTTTTACTGCGGTAATTCCAGGAATGTTCTGGAATCTATCTTCAAATTCTAAGAAGAATGGATCTTTATCTGGAACTAATTCTTTCAGAAACTTCATTGTACTCATTGTTTTACCAACACCAGTGTCACCCATGATAATCATTGAATACTGAGTAAGGTCAACAGATACTTTGTTTGGTTGTAAATCTAATAAATTTGGAATCATTCTAATTTTCTCCTTATATATGTGATTTATTTGTGTACCTACTCAATTCAATATGAACTGAGTAGGTGATTTACTATTTCAATTAATTATGTTTATCTCTGTAAAAATGGATTGTATGTAGTTGCAGGAGCAGGAGTTGGATTTTTCTTAAATCCTTCTGCTGTTTCTGTATGTGCTGATTCTCCCATTTCAATCTCTTTGAGTTTTGCTTTTCTCTTAGATTTCAGAGTATCTACAACATCTTCTGTAAGATCATGTTCATAAATTGTTGATACCGCAACACCAGATTTAATTTCGTTTCTTCTGATATTTCTCTTTACTTTTTTAACAATGTCTGTTCCAAATGCAGCCTTCTCAATGTCTTCTTTAATTTCAACAGTGTTAATTACAACACCTGTGAATTTAGTAAAGCATCCATCATAATATCCTGCATTGCGGAAATCTGTAGCCATTGATTTATCAACAGTCATTCTAATTGGAATCAAGTGATCAGCTTCATATTTAGCATCTTTTCCAAATCCATCAGCCATTTGACCAATGGCATTCATTGTAACTACGAGATTTCCAGTAGGAACATCTTTCACAATCTCATCTGTAATCTTTTCTACAATTCCTTCTACTTCAAATTTAGCTTCCAGAACTGTACTTTCATAATCTTTCGGCTCAATTTTATTAATAAATTTAGCGTTAATTTTGTTTGAAGATACTACTTCTCCATTAATCTTGAAGTCGTTATCTGTGAATGTACCATCTGTAATAGATACAATATCTGGTGATTCTCCTTCTGAGCAATGTTCAATATCTTTCAGGTTGTTTTTTGCATCCATATACTGTTTATAGAAGTAACTTTCTTCTGTTGTAAACTCTTTGTTTTCATTTTTCTTGTATTTATTCGCATAGAAATTAATCTCATGTTCACTATTGTCAGCAGTTCTTAATACAAGACTTCCTCCGATTGCGTCTACACCTTTTTTTGTTTTAAACTCTTCAATGTTATTTTTTACAAGTTTTCCTGTTACTGTTACTAAATTCTTTAATTCTTTCATGTGTTTTTCTCCTTAATAATTGTTTATTTAATTTTTAATTTGTTTATGATAAACGCCCTATCGGACGGAACATGGAATTAAATCTATAAGATAAATTCTATGTCAACAGTGGTTTATGGGTATAAAATCCCAAGGGTATGCTGCTAACCACCCATATTTTATTTCTCTATTCAGTTTTAAGTTATTTGGGAAATTCGATTCGATTGAATCTACAAGATTTATTTCTCCGATGAAATTTGGATTTCCTGTTATCTATCTCTTTCAGATAATGTAATTGTATCAATGTTGACTCCAAGCAATCTTTGTAATACCATTGGTGCTTCATCAATTAAAACTTTTTTACTTGTGAGTAATGATCCATTTTGAAATAATTCTTGCACTGTCATTGGCTCAGGAATAGATACCCCAATTCTTTTCGCAATATCTTTAACGACACCTACTCCTGTATAATCTGCACATACAACTGGATATTGTGTAACATGACTTCTATGTACTAAATACGTTGTTTTACCTTTTCCTCTTTCTAAATTACAAATTTCCATATTTAATTTCCTCCATTTATATATTTTTATTATCTTTATTCACAATTTAATTCTTGTCTACCGTATAAATCAAAACCAGTACATATTTCATTTAATTCAGATGTATGTTCTGAAAGATAATCCATAATATTTTTTATGATATCTATATCACCAATACCAATTATTCTTGTTAATTTTTCTTTTGGTATGTAGATTTCGTATTCATCACTATCAAATTTAATTGGAATCTTGCCATCGTAGTCTTTGCAAGATAAATTTACTATTACATTTGACGGTGATATATTAATTTCCACATCATGTAAATTATCATCCTTTAGGATTTTTGTAATATCTTCTACTACATTAATCATTTATTCTCCTTTTCATCATCCTTATTCACAATTTTGTCAATCTGATCTGTAATGTAATCAACTACATCTTTGCCAGTTTTACCAATCGCTTGAATATTATCTGTAGTTACATTATCTAAAGTAAGCATTACATACATTGTGTCTTTTGATGGAACTACCGCAAAAAGTAATCCACTGACGCCAACCCAAATAATTGATTTCTTCAAATATTTTTTACAAGTAACGATAATGCTATCATCTTTATCATACTCCATTGAAAACAGAAGCCACGCAATTCCTAAACAAATGATTGTAAATCCAAGTACAACTAATGCAATATTAATTATTACTTGAAACTTATCCACTAAATCAATTAAATAAATCAACCATGGACTAATAATCGGTTTCATAATTTTTCATCTCCTATCTATATATTCTCCATTTGAAACGAAAGTTTCATTTATAAATTCTCTAACTTTTTTAACTCTTTTTGAGCATTTTCGATAGTTTCTTTAAGATTTCTAATCTTACATTCTCTTTCTGCTAGAAGTTTCTTTTCATTTTCTTCTTTATCATCTGCATAAAACTTATCTTCAAAGTCCCAATAATTATGTTCATCTCCCCTCCATGTGCGGTTCGATACAAGAAAACTTTTTCTTACTTCAATAGTTGGAGCTTCCCAATCACATCCATGTCCACAACATCCTTTATCTTCTCTATAATCTGGATCACCAGGTTTACATTCACAATATCCCAAATAGCGTTCATCATATCCGAATGTAATTTCATATCTAAAATTTGCTTCTATGTATCTACATCCATCACTATCCTTAATTGCATTGTAAATAATCACATTTGCTTTACAGATATAATAATCATAATTTTCAATTGTGATATTATAATTATTGCAATTTCTTAAATCAGAACTAAACTCATCATATTGTCTATGATTATTTTCTAAATCTTGGCATAAACAAGAAATCAAAAATGGAATATCTAACTTTCCCCCATTTGGTTCTCTACATTCATTCTCGTATTTTAATGCTTCAATTAATTGTTCTATAAAATATTGAAATACAGTATTATTGCTATAATTCATATGTATTTATTCTCCTTTCAATATCCTCGTATCTCAAATAATTCTTCTTCGTATGATATACATTCATATCTTTTACAATTATCTACTGTACATTGAAATTCTCTACACCAAGGACTTCCATCTCCCATATGATCGTATGGACAATGATAATCTTTTCTGCAATATTCACAGTTTGTATATTTCTCACATGCCATTTATTCAATCTCCTTTACAATTTCTCTTCTTTAAATTTCTCCAACATGTCTTCATAGAAAAAAATTTGACCTTGAATGTGATCTTCAATCATATCAATAAACTGTTCCATCGCTTCATCGGGACTTTCAGAAGGAACGTATATAGAATCATATTCTACTTCCATCAACTTTGAAATATAGTAGAAATCATCTTTTTTGTCATTGTTTTGTTGCCATTCCAGGATTACTTCATCATCATAGAACTGAGTAAAATGTAATTTACCAACTAAAGCATTGGGAAATTCTTCTACCTCCCAATACCAATTTTCGTGTTCTTTACCCACTCAACTACTCCTTTCTCCTTAATCATTCGCTTCTTTTACAAGCTCGCCCACATTGTTTTTCAAATATTGACTGACTTTAATATAACCATCTGTATTATTCTTCTCTGCAAATCCTCTGAATTTTACTCTAGCAGGATAAGCATTTGAAACTGATCCGTCTTCTTCAATAACTACACAAATCGCCCATCCGAATGTATGTAAAATCATATTGATCCACCAAAGCAATCCGTTATTCCTAAATTCTTCCCATGATTTCTTTTCTACCATTTGAATTTTCTCATACTTATCACATGTACTATTCAGACTACAATAACATCTATCATGCTTATGTACACACGTTTCACAAATCTGTGCTGTCATACTATTTATTCTCCTAACATTTTCTTCACATCGAGTACGTCAATTTTCTGGTAATGATATTCAAAAGGTGATTCGATATAATTCTTATTTAGCTTATCGTTTACATCATTTACACAAAATACTGTGCATCTATCACCATGATTGCTACCATTGAAATGAATTTCTGCATTATCGCAAGTTTCTTCACCAGTTTCAAACCAATCTTTACGACACTCAAAACACTTCATAGATAATTTATATTTCTCATTCATTTTATCGACAAAATATCTTGCTGATTCTTCATCATATGTAATTCCATCTATTACTTCTCCATATGAATGAGTGATTAAATAAACACTATCTTTTTCATTTTTAATCATATACACTCTCCCATAATTGCCTTTGCTAATTTATCCCAATCAGATTCATAATCTTCTTTTGATAATTCTGTCAATACTTCATCCATTAGTAAATGTGATATACCAGATTCTCTTGCAGCTTCGATTGCTGTTTTGCCGTTAGTAATTAATTCTATAAATTTTGCGATTTTAATATCTTTCATAATTTATCGCCATCCTTTACAAATTCAAATTCTCCATTTGTATATGAATGTAACTTCCACCCTTTTACAGTTTCAAATCTATGAACATAATTTGGATGTCCATGTTTCTTTAGCATCTTTTTATTAATTCTCTTCTTTTTATGCCATTTACATGGAATAAGTTTTGAAACTTTAATATCATATTTATCAGGAATCTTAAATTTATCAATACCAAAAGCTTTATATATCTTTTGATAATCAGTGGGTTCAGATATATTAATGCAAAATGAATCATCATATTTATCTAATCGTGATGTATATTTTGTATTATATTCATACCTCAAATCACCATCTTGAATATTATTAATTTGCATAATCGGTTTATCACCATTCATTAAATACATTTCATTAATTTCTTTATTCAATTTTATTTCTCCTATGAAATTCAGAATTTATTTATTCTTGTCTTTTTAGTTCTCCTTATGATATTCCTTGTCTAACCAATGAATACAATTCTCAATCGCAGCATCTTTATTGCTAAACGTATATCCACTAGGACTACACCAAACTTCTGATTTATTGATCATAGTTCTATAAACTAAATATGGTGTAATTTCTTCAAGTGACATTGATCTAAGTCTATCTATATTTCTCATATTAAAATAACTCCCATTCCAACTCAAAGTATTTTTTATAACTACATCCATTAGATATATTCTCTTCAATAGGTACTTTTCTTATCCTTTTATTTGATTGTCTTTGAAGATAATATTTTCTCTTGGAAAAAGAATATCGTTTGAAATATGCTGGATGTTTCACATCATATTTTCCATTTACACCAACAGGATTAATTGGACACGAATAGTATCTAACATTATATGTAAGATTTTTCATTTTGTTTTTATAACGCTTATTTCTCTCACGTTTTGATCGTTTCGTATATTTTTGAGTAGCTGTCTTTTTAACAGTGTTATCTTTATCATGTTCACACATCCCAAAATGCCAAATCTTACCACCAACCTTATCGCACCAACAAGAATATTGAATGTCATCATCTTTTAAAATTCTCTTTTTATATTCATATTCTTCTATGATATAAGGACAATCTTTACAATTCATATCGGACACCTCACATATTGGTTTCTATACCATGCCATTTCTTATGTCTTTCCCAGTCTCGCCATTCAAGATTACCAAAATGGATTCTTAATTCTACATTCTCTATATCATCCTGTGCTAATATCCAATCACGATACTGCTTTACTTCACTATCCGTCAAATTATAAATGTTCTTATAATAACCTAACACCTTATCAATCTGCTCAACAGACCAATCATAATCAGATAAGGCAGCTTGACGTTTATATTCCGCAATATGTTCATCTACTTCTTTCTGTGCTTCATCATATGTGCGATATACTTTTGAGCAAGTTATAGTTGTATAATTTGGAGTCCTATTGATTCCCCAATCTTGCGGATACCCTTTATGTATTCTCCAACCATCATTAGTAATCTCTGAACGAATTTCTCCATGAAAGATTTTCGCACGTTTTACTAAGAATCCTTTATTATATGCTTCTTTTAATGTTTCTGGTTTGTTAATGTCCAATTTAAAATTAATCTCTTCATCTGTTAATGGATCTTGTTTAATCTCAAATAGCTTTGTATCATAACTCCAATTCTTAGGAAGTTTGTGAAATCTTTGTTCTGTTTCAAATTCATCAATCGGAATACCTTTTACATAGTCAGAATAGATTCTTCTACGTTCTCTTGGTGAGAGATAATCAATATAAACGCCAAATTTATACTGTTCATCTACAATTCCATAATGAACTGAATATTTATGTCCACATTGATGACACCAAAACACAATTTCGCCACTTTCAAATCTTTGATTCTTTGGCGGTATATTTGCCATAATTATTCTCCTTTCATATTTATTTTTGAATGTGTAGGTAGGGACTTGAACCCTACCATTCTATATTTCTACATATAGAATCACACCATGTCTACACTATTTATTTCTTTGTTTGAATCTTTGAAATCTTCTCAAAAATATCATAAGTCGCTACAAATTTTGAAGCCAATACATCTGGTGATTCTATTGATTCTGTGCTCTTTAATGTATTCCTCATTCTGTATGCAAGTTCTTTTATATTATTCAATAAGCGTTCCATTTCAGAAATATCTCTTGCAAC